GGGGCCTCGAAAGGCCCCCGCTTGACTGGTTAGAATCCCGGGTTCTGCGCGACCGGGACAGCCGGTGCGCTGGGCACCGAAGGCGTGGACGGCGCTCCCGGGGTGGCCGGTGCGCTGCCGTTCTCCGACGCCAGCTTGGGGAAGGTGGTGATCGGTCGAGTCCCGCCGCCATCCAGCGGACTGAGCGACCACTTCACGCTGATGACGTCGTTACCTTCCTGGTCCTTACCCCAGGTGGGGTTGGTGTCCACCCAGGTGTTGGCGATCGCCGAAGCCCCTTCGATGGCCTTGGCAATCTGAGCCATGGTGGGTTTCTGGCTCAGCAAGGTTTCCTTGCTGATGCCCAGCGCTTTGAGGTTCTGGAGGAACATCGAAGCGGCCTTCTCGGACATCGTGAGGTTGTGATTGCGCGAGGTAGCCAGCTTGCCCGCGTGCGGACCCTGTGTGATCTTGAGCTTGCAGGCGATCATCGGGTTCGAGTTCTTCGAGACTTTCGCAGTGGCCGTCTCGACACGGATGACGTAACGCCCGACCGGAGCCACCTCCCCGTAGCCCTTCTCTTCGGCCTTCTTGACGAGTTCATCCCAAGGCATTTCAGCCATGTTGCTGCCCTTTCCTAAGCTTCGAAGCCGGGGTAAATTCGGCTCATGATGTCGGTGATGTTGGGCTCAGCCACGATGTCGGGGATACGACCCTGTACACGCTCACCCGCTTCGAACTCGTCGGACTGCCCAACGAGTAGCTTCCTGGTCTTCGTTCCTGTGTCCTGTCCATTCGCGTCGAGCACGGGTTCACGGAACAGGTAGCCGACCACATCCATCAGGTAGGGGAGCGCGTTACCGATCTTCCCCTGCATGGACGGACGCCACTTGCCGTTTTTGAACTCGCACTCGGCGGTGAATACGACGTTGCGGATGGGGCCGGGCGCATTGGCCAGGTCCCGGAATCCTCGGATCACGTTTTCCATGAGAATGAGGAGCTTACCCCAGTCCTGGATTTGCATCGCTTCGGTGCCCGTGAGGTTTTCACGGCACCGGCGCTGAATCTCCGTGATTGAGTCCATCACGAACGATTCGAACGGGTGCTCTCCGGTCCGGAGCCACTGGTAAGCGCGGGACACGGTGTCCCACTGCTGCACGGTGACCACCGCGAAGTCCCACGTGCCGTCGTCCTCGGGAGGCGGCTGCGTCGGGTCCCAATCGATGCGCCGGAAGGGTTCGCCTTCGGGGTGCGCTTCGGTCTTGCGGTTCGGGTTCGGCATCCCCGCGATGAATTTCCAGCCGCCTTCGGCGTCGAGAATGACTTTCAGTCCCGGGGTGGTGGCCGCAAGGGTCGTCTTGCCGACCTTCGACTCACCGTGAATGAGCATTGACAGTGTGCGGTAATCGCTGGTCATTACGTCCTTTCTCGTTCGATCGTTGGGTTTCGATTATATCAGGTCGCCGGTTCCCCCTCCGTGGCGTACCTGGCTAGGGGGTCCCGCTCGTGGAACTGCGCGGCTACCATGTCCTCAGCTCGTGACCCGTCGTCGAACAGCGGGCACAGCTGGAAGAACTGGCAGTCCCAAGAGCAGTCCCGAGTCGGGGTCGGGTAAGCCGCCATGGCAGCCTCCTCGGGCGGTAGCTGCGCTACCGCATCCTCCAGACGGAACATTTCCCGAATGACAGCGATCATCCGAGCCTGGTAGGCCGCGATCTCGTGCTCATTGTGTGGCACTTCGTACCGAGCGAAGAACGGCGGTTTCGCCGTCTTGGTGCGCTTGACCTTCTTGAGGACGTTGTACAGCGCCCCGTCACACCACGCGCCGTCTGTCGTCATGGACTCAAGCCAGTGATAGTGAAGCATCTGGGGGTCCATGTGCAAGGTCGGCAGTGCATCGTTCAGGTTGCGGCTCGTCTTGTGGTCGAGAAACAGCCGTGCACCATCCGACCGTCTGCGCAGGCGCATATCCATCTTGCCGACGACTTCGAACTCCCAGTACTCCTCAATCAGATCCGGGGCGAATTCGGAGGCGTGAACCGTGACGATTTCCTCAGTGGAAAGGATGTCCAGGTCGGCGTCCTCGCCTTCCTCAGACACCCACTGAAGGTATCCTTCCAGCATGATGCGTTCGAGGTCGCAGTCTTTGCTGAACTCGGCCGCGACTGCGGAATCGGCTTCGTAGCCGTCTTCAGCCATGGCCGAGACATAGGTCTGCCAGTCGGCATCCTGCGCGACCTTGAGGGCGTGGTGCGGGTCCTGGCCTGGCGTGTAGACCGCCTCCAGGGCGGCGTGCACGCGGGAACCGGAACGAAGCGGCCCGGTAGGGTCGTATCCGTTCGGCGCGAGACGCCGGAATTCCGACAGCCACCACTTACGCCTGCAACGCAGGAAGGTTTTCATCTCCGATTGGGAGACGCGACGTAGCCCAGTCACGTCCTTACCTCTTTTTCCTGTTGTCAGCGTCCTTCTTGGTGTCCTTCGATTCGTCGTCACCCGTGCTCCGGGTGGGGTTGCGAATCAGAGAACGGCGCCTGCGCTCCTCGTAGTACCCGAACAGCGTACCGTCGTCTTCAATCGGACCCGTGTTTTTCTTCCCCATGGGGCTTTCCTTTCACTTCCGCCTCGATACGAGGCATCCATTTCTTGACCCAAGCGACACGGTTCGCGAGCCGCTTGCGCGCTTTCTCTTTTTCGATGTACTCAGGTGACAACCCTGGGTAATCGTATCGGTGTCCTGGAGACACTAACCCCCCATAAGTCCAGTGGCTTCGATTCTGGCTGCCTCAGCGTCCAGCTCGTCGACCGGCTCCCCAAGGCTGCGCAGCTTCTCACGGTCGCGCACGATCTCTTCGAGCCGTTCCGCCTTGGCGTACAGCCGCTCAATCTGCGTCTCCTCGATCGTCCCTGCGGTCACCAGGTCAATGATGGTCACCGACTGATGCTCTTCGGAGCCGATCCGGTGCACCCGGTCCTCAGCCTGTTTCTGTTCCACGAGCGACCAGTTCCGCTGCAACCGCACCAACGTATCAGCCCGGGTGAGATTGAGGCCGACACCCCCCGCCTTGTAAGTGAACAGGATGTAGTTGAGTCGGCCGGATTGGAACGCCTGCACAGCAGCGTCCCTCTCGTCAGCCGTCACCGCTCCCGAGATCTCGGCGAACGGGATACCAGCTGCGGTGAGCCGCTGTCCGGCGAGCATGAGGAGCTGCCGATGCTCGGCAGCGATCGCCAACGGCTTGTCTGGGTGGTCCTCAATGATCCTCATCAGCTCATCGATCTTCGGCGATTTCGGGTAGTCGATGAGGTTCACTCGCCACGTGATGGGGTCATCGGGGGTCTCGCCCTTGTCGACCTTGCACATGGCACTGGAGAACTGGAGCAGACGCGTAGCGGCCACCAGGTTGCCGTCCGCAACCATGACCGTTCCGTCGTCCAACACCGTCACCAGCTGTTCGGCGATCTCCTTGTACGCCTTCGCCTGTTTGGGTGTCATCTCGACGTCGCGACGCTGGTAGACCTTAGACGGCAGCTGCGGCAGCACCTGCGCTTTGATCATGCGCCGAAACATCGGGTCGAAGATCTGGAAGAACTCCGCTTTCCGCTCCGGGTTGAGGCCCATCACTTCCATGCCCCCGAACGCGTTGAAGCGCTTGAGAGCGTACCGGTCCAGGAACGCCGTCTTGGCAGGGAACGTCTCAGGGTCCAGCATGTGCGCGATTGACCACAGGTCACCCGGGTGGTTGGCGAGCGGTGTGCCCGTCAGCGCCCAGCGGTATTGGACGGAGGGCGCATGAAAGACATGCCACAGCGCCCGGGACTGCTGAGCGTTCGGGTCCTTTACCCGGTGCGCTTCGTCACACACTGCAACCTTAAACGGAATCGCGTTCAGTTCCTTCGGGTGCATCTCGCACGCGGCGGCTTTCATTCCCTCGGTACCCGTCTTCGGGTCGCACTCGGTGCAACGCTTGAGACGCGTCGACCCGTAGGCCGACAGACGCGAGTGCAGCTTGACCGCTTCGAAGTTCATAATGACCACGGCCTTGGATGCCTCAGCCGCTTCCGCAAGCTGCTTACGCCGCTTATCGATGCTGCCGTGGATCACGAACGGCGTAGCCTCCGGCAGCCACCGCTTGACCTCACGTTCCCAGTTCCGTTTGAGGGTGTTGGGGCACACGATGATCACAGGGTACCCACTCCCGCCGACCTCTTGAGGAATCATGTCGACCCGACGCACACCGGCGATTGTCTGGAAAGTCTTTCCTGTTCCCATTTCGTCGCCAAGCAGCGCATTTCGCGCCGTCACCAGGAACTCAGCCCCGGGGATCTGGAAAGGGAACAGCACCTCGTCGTGGTCGTTGACATGCTGGTAGTCGTCCGGGGGCGTCAACGCTTCACGAAGCTCCAGTGCGCGATTGCGTCTGTACCGCTGCGATTCCGCCCATCCCTGCAAGCCAGGACCGACCAGCAGACGATCCCCGAACTGAGCGCGCAGCACCAAGCACGCGCCGAACGATAGTGGCAGCGTCCAACGCTTGATTGACGGCTCCCAGCGCTTCCCGGGAATCTCCTTGATAAGGAAGTTGTCGTTGAACGGCGTTTCGTCAAGCTGTCCTTCGAGCGTGTACCCGTGCAGCGTGATCCGGCGTTCCTCGTCGCCCGTGGGCGTGGTGTGCAGCTCGGCGTAAATCTTCATCATCAGGTCGTCTCTCCTTGGTCTTCGGCGTCCATCGTAGCATCGACCACCAGGCGTGACCAGGCTGGGTAATCGATGTCTTTGAGCATGGCGAACGCCTGTCGTGCGGCGTCGTCAGCGTGCTCCATACCCGGAGTTCGCCACCCTACCTTGCGCAGCATGGCGTCTGAGGCGAACCCGAGATTGCCCTTCACGTACTGGTGCACGTTCACGTGGTCCAGATACGCTACCGCCTTCACCATGCCGGTGACCTCCAACGCGTCCGCCTGCTGGGTGAGCTTAGCCGTACGCTGAGTGATGATATAGCGCTCCACAGCGAAGTAGATGCCGTGCGGCTCTTCGGTTCCCTCGTCGTCGTCCCACATGTGCGCGTTGGCGCGGATCACCCAGTCATGTAGTAGTTCGGGGATATGCCAAGCAGGCACTTGCAGTCCCCCCTGGGGCACCTCGGTGTGGTTGGCTTCGTAGGTGCGGTGGACGTACAGTCCCGTGGTTGCTCCAGGGTCGACACCGATGATGATGTATCCGTTACTCATAGTCATTACTCCAGATCTCGCTTTTCCGCCCACCGCTTCGCCACCGCTCCCCCTGCGGTGAGCGGCAACGACAACAGGGTGTCGTCGTTCATGATGTCTTTCATGGTCACAATGACGTCGTCGACTTCATCATCCGGCACCTCAAGCCCCGCCTCGTCGTGGACGACCATAGCGAGGTAATCGCCGAGCCCGGCAGCATCGATCTCAAGCAGCTTGATTTTCATGATTTCGGCTGCCACTCCCTGAATCTGATGATTCACCAGCTGGTAGAACATGCGGGGGTCGCGCTGTTGGAACTTGCGTCCCGTCAGCGGGGAGCGGACATACCCCACCCCCTCAGCTTGCAAGCGTTCCTGCGCGAGCCGCTGCACAAGATCCTGGTGCCCTGAAACCCCCGCGTAGGCGGCGTTGAAGTCGGCCGCCAATTGCTCGATCTCGGCCAGCGGCCGCTTCGTGGTCGTAGCCAGCTTGTCGTTGCCCGCACCGTACAGCGTCGCGTAGGTGTACGCCTTAGTCAGGTTGCGCTGTGGACTCTTCTTAGTGATCGTCTCGTCACGGTAGATTTTCCTGGTCAGCGCGACGAAGAAATCTTCATCTGACAGGAACGCTGCGTACAACCCCGGGTCCCGGGAGAAATGCGTCATGATACGCAGCTCCACCTGGTCGAAGTCGAACAGGACGAACGTGTGACCCGGAGATGCCACAATGCAGTTGCGGGCGATCTTGCTGAGCGGGTCGTTCTCATCCACCCGGGTGAGCTGCTGCAAATTGGGCTCGCTCTGGCTCATGCGCGATGTCTTGACCCCGAAAGCCCCCGCCGACTGCTCCTTGAACCCGAGCGTATTGATGGACGGGTGGATGCGTCCGTCACGTTCGGAGTACTGCAAGAATCGCCGGAGGTACACGGAGGCAATCTTCTCAGCCTTCTTGCGCTGCTGGTAGAGCCTGATGAGGGGATGGTCCATACCCTCCAAGGCTTCCTTGTCCAGTGAAAGCGCACCCTCTTTGGTCCGCTTCCACAACGGCACCTTATCGTCCACGAGCCGCGTAGTCACGGCCTCACTCGACCCCAGGTACAGCCCGAACTCAGAGCGTCCGCGTTCGGTCAGCTCTTCGTGCAGTTGGCTGAGTTCGTCCATCTGCTGCTGGGTGTAGGGGCGATCGCACATGACCCCTTTCTGTTCCATCTTGTCCGCTACCCACCCCGTCGACACCTCGATGTCATACGCCTTGGGCGCGTCCCGAAGGATCGTAGGGGCGTGGTGCTCCCAGAGGCGCGCGGTGAGCACCACATCGAGCGCTGCATAGTGCCACATTGCCGCTAGGGGGCCGTCCGGAACGATGGGGATAGTCCCCCAGTCCCACCCCCCTGAGTGCATCACCGCGTCGAGTTGCGATTGCATGGAAGCGGCGCGCTTGTCCACGTAGCGGGCAGATTGCTGCTTGAGACCGATAGAGACGCTAGGGTCAGCGATGTGCGCCAACATCATGGTG